AATGCAGAAATCATTAGAGAATGTCCCAGAGGTATCATTTAGGGGGCTTGGTAGAGATCTGATGAGCTATGTTGCAGATGCTGACTTTTTATGTCAATTCAGCGACACAGAGGGATACGCTTTCTCCATGCACGAGGCTCTGTCTGTCAACACTCCGGTTCTTGCAACCGCCTTCCCAAACGCATTTGAGCAGATAACCGAGGGTAAGAATGGGTATATATTGCCATTCGAATTATTCAGAAATGGAACTGACAAAGAATGGAAGAAAGTCTTAGATAAGCTATACAAGAAACTAGAGTTTGAATTCAAACCATTATCAAGCGAAGAGGATTGGATAAAGATAATCGGCAAACCAGACGGTAAAAGAAAGAAAGTAAAAGTTAAACAACCGGATAAAATTATGATAAAATGTATTAAGGCATACAAAGATGTTCAACTTGAGAGAAGAGTGTTAAAAGGTGAAGTATTAGAGGTTTCAAAACCTAGAGCAAAGCACTTAGAAGTTCTTGGTGTAGCAAGTATCTTAGTTAATTTTACAAACAAAGATAATGGAGAAACTAAGGGTTCTACAAAGAGGGAAATTACTGTACATAAAAATCTACGGTAAGGAATGGGAATTGATACTCCCAGAAGAGAAAGAAAAGAAGCAAACAACGAAGAAAACTACAACTAAGAAAGAATTAAGTTAGTCCTATAATTAGCAAACATGGCAGATTCACAGGGTAAGTCGGGAATAGCAACTATACAGAGTTTCACCAAAGAAGAGCTAATGCTTTGTATTGGTAGAGAGGATTTAGTTGAGTCTGTAAACGTCTTAAAGGATATATACAGAACAGGAAGCAATGCGGAGAAGATACAAGCCATTAGACTAATATGGGATAAGTTAGTACCAGATGCAAAGAAGGAAGTAGATATGGGTGGCGACATGGAAATAAAAATTATCAGGGAGATTATTGATGAGCATACTGAAAACGAAGTATCCGAGATTTCTGAACAGGGCGTTATTTAATAACGTTAAGCATACTGTTATACATGCTGGTAGACAAACCGGTAAAACATACAACACAGCACAATGGTTAATAGAGGAAACAATGGACTTGGGTTGTACTTCGTTGTGGGTAGATACTGTTCACCCAAATATTGACAAGTACATTGAGAGGTACTTCATGAAGATATTACATCCGATTTGGAAAGAGTGTAAATGGAATCAACAGAGGAAGATATTGACACTCCCGAGAGGTGCAATAGAATTCGGATCTGCACAGAAACCAGAGAACTTGGAGGGTTTTAATTATCCAAGATACGTACTAAACGAAGCGGGAATCATATTGAAGAAGTCTTCTCTTTGGGATAACACTTTATATCCAATGCTCAAGGGTGATAATGTGAGGGGTAAGATAATAGGAACTCCAAAAGGTAGGAACAAATTTCACGAACTGGCGGCTTTGGGAAGGAGTGGCAATCCAGACTATGCAACATATCACTTTACGGTTTACGATTCTCCGTATTGGACTAATGAGCAAATATCGGTAGCAAGGAATCTCTCACCGGAATTAGTATTCAAACAGGAGTATATGGCAGAGTTTATTGAGGGGGAAGGAATGGTGTTTAGAAAGATACGAGAGATAATTAAAGAAATTAAGAGTGAAGTTATACCGAATAGAAGATATTTGATAGGAATAGACTTAGCAAAACACGTAGACTTTACTGTAATAGTTGTAATGGATGATGTAACACACGAGGTTGTATATATGGATAGGTTTAATCAAATAGACTGGGTCTTACAGAAAGCCAGAATAAGAAGTGTATGGGAGAAATGGAACAGAGGACAGGTTGTAGTAGATAGTACAGGTGCTGGAGACAGTGTCTTTGATGATTTGGTAGCAATGGGAATAACTGTTAAGCCATTCAGATTCACAAGCTCTAGTAAAGCAGAGATAATTAACAATCTTTCTGTTGCAATAGAGAACAGGGAGTTGTTTATTCCAAACGATCCAGTAATTATTGATGAGTTAGAAATGTACGAATATTCAATAACTAAAGCGGGGAATGTTACTTACTCAGCCCCAGAGGGTTTCCATGATGATATTGTTATGGCTCTTTGTTTAGTGTGGAGCTTAGCGAAGAACATACAACAGGTTCAAATAATACCGGCATGGCAATTGGGCGTGTAGTTGTTACAGTTGCACGAAATATGTTACTATATAATATATAAGCTAAAATCGATTAGTATGTATACAGTATCAAAGGATTCTGCGTTGAGTGTTGATTTAATCAAGAATGCAATAGAGTTCAACGAGCAGGGGAGGTCAAGGTATGACAAGCTTGAAGACTATTATCTTGGGGAACAGGCTATTCTCAAAAGAAAGAAGAATCAGACGTATAAGAACAATAAGTTGGTTGTAAACCACGCGAGATATATAACAGATATCAATATTGGGTACTTATTGGGCAACAAGGTTGAGTATCAGGTAACAGATGGTTTTGATATTGAAGTAATAAAAGATGAATTCAAAAAACAGACCATATCAGACCTAGACCACGAGATCGCCAAAGATTTGTCTATATTTGGCAGACAATACGAGCTTGTTTACAACGTAGACAACGAAGTGAGAAGTAAGGATATTGATGTTAGAAATGCAATCTGTGTTTATGATGACACAGTAGAACACAACAAACTATTTGGTATTATTTATAAACTAAACGACAAGGGGAAGTATGAAGATATCGTCGTCTATGACGACAAGGATATGTATGAGTGTTCTTACAATGGAGATATAAGAATAGGCAAGGAGCGACCACATAGCTTTGGTAAAGTCCCATTGATAGAATATAGAAACAACTCAGAAAATCAGGGCGACTTTGAACAGGTTATTTCTTTAATAGATGCTTACAATATACTCCAGTCCGACAGGTTAAATGACAAGGAGCAGTTAGTCGAGGCAATAATGGTTGGTTATGGGGTAACTATGACTCCGGAGCAAATGGAACATCTTAGAATGTATAGAACATTATTCTTGAATACCCCAAAGACAGAGACGCAGGTAGAATATCTAGTTAAGAATTTAGATGAGAGTCAGGTCGATATTTTAAGACAAACAATCCAGGAGGATATACACAAAATCTCTATGACACCAAATATGTCCGACGAGAACTTTGTAGGAAATTCAAGTGGTGTTGCTATTAGGTTTAAGCTTTTGGCTTTTGAGCAGAGTATTAGTAACAAAGAGAGATACTTTGAGAAAGGATTGCTTGAGAGGTTTGAGCTATATAACAACTACTTGGTGAGTCTAAGGAAGATGTCATTAGTACCAAGATATGAAGTAGACGCAGTATTTAAGAGGAACTTACCACAGAATGATTTTGAGATAAGTCAAATGATAAACAATCTCGCCCCGTATGTTGATGATGCAACACTAGTTGAGCAGTTATCATTTATTGATGATGCTGAGAGGGTTGTGGAGTTAAACAGAAAAGAAGAGAAGGAAGAGATGAACAAAGAACTTGCAGAGTTTGGGAGTTCAGAACCGTCTAAATTAAGCGAAGAAGAAAATGCTGGAAATAATTAGGGGTGATGACGTTGAGTTAGAGTTTGTGTTTACTGATGACAACGGAGATCCAGTTGATTTAACTGACGGAGAAATATTCTTTACTGTCAAAAAGTATGTTAAAGATGAAGATGTTATATTATACAAGGACTTTGATTTTTCTGGTGATGGCAAGAAGGATATATCTTAAAGTCATAGGACATGGTGTTAAGAAAGTTAAGACAACGGGAAGAGTGAAGAACATAACTATTGTTAGTACTGTGAAGCCAAAGAACATATCTATTTCTGATAATGGTGTGAATATAACTTCCAGGACTAAGGGTGTAAACGTAGAGGGCAGGACTAAGCAAATAAGTTCTGAGGCAAGAGTTAAATGAGTAATTACTGGCACGAGAGAGTCAAAGCTAGACTTTTAAGAAGCGAACAGATTGGATTGACCGCTATGAACAGGGTAATGCCATTGTACGAACAAGCACTCAAAAACATTAACAAAGATATAAACTCTATCTATGTAAACTATTCAAACAAGGTTGGATTAGATGTTGGGGAATTAACACAGATTCTCTCCGGTGTTGATAAAAACAATTTTCTGAAGAACATACAAGCTAAAATGAAAGCCTTAGGTTTTAATGTTGGCGAGATATACGACAAGAATTATATAGCACGACTAACGAGACTAGAGGCTCTGAAACAACAGGTCTACTGGGAAATTCAGGGGATTGCCCCAAAAGAGACGGCAATATCAACCAATGCGTATCAAAGGATAATCTCAGAAAGTTATAGGGCTTCTAGGGGAGATATTAGAAAACAGCTTTACAGGGGAGGTACGTTTGCATCTTTAGACACAGCAGAGATTAGAGACGTATTAACCGAGGTTTGGCAAGATAGGACTTACGAGATAAGTATATACCAAAATGTAACGATACTGGGTCAGGATCTAAAAAAGATTATTGGTGGTGGTTTACAAATAGGAATATCCCAGGAGAAAATGGCACAACAAGTCCGGGAATTGGGCGACATAGGAAAGTACAGGGCAATGCGACTAATCAGAACAGAGACAAACTATTTTCAAAACCAAGCTGAGCTGGAAAGCTACAAAGATGAGGGAATTAAGTATTACAGGTTTGATGCTGTTATGGATGGTAGGACTTCTAAGGTTTGTTCCAACTTAGATGGGAAAGTATTTAAGGTAGAAGAAGCCATTGTAGGAGAGACATACCCACCTCTGCATCCAAATTGCTTTGTACATCACTCTGTTAAAATATTTACAGAAGATGGTATCAAAACAATAAACAAAATAAAAGTTGGGGATAAGGTTTTAACTCATATGGGAAGATTTAGAAAAGTAAAAGAATTGCTCCATAGTGATGGGTATATTGGAGATGTTGTAGATATTAGATTTAAAGGAAAAGTCTATGGGTCTACCAACAAGAGGAATTCTATTGTTGTTACTCCAGAACACCCCATATTAACACAAAGAGGGTGGGTAATGGCGAAGGATATTTTACTAAACGATTTTTTGTATGTAATAGCTAAAAGATGCAAAACTTGTGGTGATCAAATGCCGTATTGGAGAGATAAGTATTGTTCAATGGCTTGTAATACAGAGAATACAGAACAAATTAGAGAACAGGGATTTAAAAATAAAGGGGAAAATAACGGTATGTTTAACCGTACTGGTAGCTTATCTCCTAATTGGCTTGGTGGGAAGATATGGTGGAGGGGAAAGGAATGGGATACCGTTAAACTTAAAGCTAGGGAGAGAGACAACTTTTCCTGTCAGGAGTGCAATATGACAGAGTCGGAACACATAGAAAAGTATAAACAACCTCTACAGGTTCATCATATAAATCCGTATAGATATAGTAAGGATAATAGTTTAGATAACTTAGTTACATTATGCTGCGTATGTCATAGAAGGGTGGAGGGGACTACAAATAAGGAAGTTCTTAATTCTGGTTCTATTGAGTATATGTCAATTCCAGTTTTGGATGTAAGGCTTTTGCATAACTATAAAGTAGAGAAGAGATATAACTTTTCTGTTGAAGAAGATGAAAGCTATGTCGCTCAAGGAGTTGTCGTACATAACTGCCGCTCAACGACAACAGTAGTCTTTGACGAAGAAGCGAAGATAGAGAGAGTCTACTCCCCGGAAGACATACAAGAAGAAAACAGGGTGGCAGAAGAGAGGGGAGAAAGTGATGATTTCTTTAAGGAAATTTACGAAACCCAGATGGAGGGCTTAAAGAGTCAAGGTTGGAAGAGGCGATAATTGTTGCACTCTCTAAAAATGTGTTACAATATAATAATATACCTGACGAGGGTTATACGGTTAAATTTATCCAATGCTTAAATGGCAGAAGAAATAAAAAAGACTCCAGATGTTAAGACTCCAGAAACATCACAAGAGGAGGTTAAGGAGGTTTCTAAGGTGGAAACAGATCAGGATAGAATTGACAATATAGTCAAGACTAGAATAGAAAGAGAGAGAAAGAAGTTTGAAGAGAGACTTGAAAAGGAACTCAAAGAACGGGACAGACTCACTCAGTTATCTGCCGAGGAAAAGGAAAAAGAATTAACAGCTAAATACGAGAGGGAGTTAGAAGCGAAAGCTAAGGATGTTGCAATAAGAGAGAATAGATTGGAAGCAATTGAATTGTTATCTAAAGCAAAAGTCCCGATAGAGTTGGTAGACTACGTAGTAGACGAAGACAAAGATAGGACAGTAGAAAAGACCGAGGCTTTCATTAAAAACTATCAACAATCTGTTACTGAAACAGTTGCAGAACAGTTGAAAGGAACACCCCCGAAAGCATTAGCGTTAATTCTGAAAGACAACCAAGAAAGGTTGTTACAGCTTTTTAGAATTAACTTAAATTACAAAAGAAGATGGCAAAAGAAAATGCTTTGAGCATTTTTCAGTCTGATAAATCAACTGAAGATGCTTTAGTTGAGTCATACGCGGAATTAGTCGATATGATTCAAAAGGGTGCTATCTCCTCACAGCTTAAAAATACTGTCCTTTCTGGAGATCCAGAGAGTGGCTCTGTTGAAGTCAGAAGGTTAATGACCGCTGCTTCTCAGGCTTACGGAACAGCTAGAAGTGCAAGTGCTGGCGACAAAGTTGCAAACAACGGTGTTACCATAAATCTTGACCAAGACAAGGAGATAATCGAGGAAGTAGAATGGAAAGATGTACAGTTCTATGGTATTCCTTCAATACTTGCGAGTAGAAGAAGAAATCACCAATTAGCTATGATTAGAGAGCTTGATAGTGCATTCTTCACAGAAGCAGAAAGTGCTGGAAGTGAGGAAACAATCACGGCTTCGACAATCGAGGAGAAGTTAGAGGAATTGATACAATCGGTCGAAACAACTGAGAATGACAATGTAGATGGTGTTGACAGAGATATGTTAGTAGTAACAGTAACTCCAGCAATCTACGGTCAAATAAGGAACTATGTTGATTCATTACCAAACCCAAGAGAGGGTGGTGTTGATGCTTCATTCTTCCATGATGTTAGAATATTCTCTAACACAAGACAAACAGAGGATGCAATTTGTATGGCTTACGGAGCAGTTGCTCAGCCAGTAGTTGCGAAACCTTACGAGCTAGACAGAATACCTTTGTCTAACGCAATAGCTATCGAGTTGTTCTATCACTATGGAACACAGGCAGTAATGCCAGACTTGATAAAGTATGCAAGCTTCGCAGAAATAAGTGGCTAGTAGCTAGGGCTACTGATGTGGCTCTATTTAATATAATTCAGTGTCAGAATGGAAGTTAATAGACCAAAATGTATTGTAGAAGGTTGTAAGCGTAAGGCAGACAAGCTTTATCCTGCTAAAAGGGATGGTACATACTCCTTTGGACTCCGATGTTCAATCCACAGAAGAGAACACTATGGAATGAAAAAATATGTCGGAGGCAGGGCACTTAGTAAGGAAATTCTTGACATGTCTAATCAGCCTTGTTCTCGGTGTGGCTGGGATAAGTCATATTGTGATAGACACAGAATTGTATCTGGCAAAGAGGGGGGAAAGTACATTGAAGGAAATGTTATTCCATTATGTCCTAATTGCCACAGAGAGCTACATGATAATAAGGTAGCCCCTACTTAACTTTAGAGAGAAGATAATGGATGAGACTTTAGAGAGAATAAAAGACTATGTTCTAATTATAGACGGTAGTTTGACAGATGATGATTATTTAGACTACGTTACAGGAGACGTGGTAGACCGAGCTTTGATATATACCAACAGGATACAACTGATTGATAGTTTTGAAGAGGATCTTGAAGACGAAGATGTAGATGAGGAGGATTATCAATATCCAATCCCAGTACAGTTAGAAAGACCGCTTGCTAGCGTTGTCGCTGGAGTATACAAAACAATCAAAGATAACTCAGAGGCTACCTCCGGAGCTATAACCGGTGTCAAAGATAATGGTCAGGAAGTCAACTATTCTAACGAATTAGCAAGTTATCTCTCTTCCAGGTCGGATGTAGAAATCTTCTCTGGTGTAAGAGAATTGCTCAATAAGTTTAGAATACCAACAGTCGTTGAAAATACCTAATTCATTCACACAAGTTATTGCAGACACTTTTTACGACAAGATTCTGACTCTTTATACTGTTGAAGAAATAGTAGACGAGGAGGGATGGGCTAAGTTAGAAGAGACAGCGACGACAACTACTTTTAGTGGTAATGTTAGATTCGATAATCTAGCACAACTTCAAGAGGACTACGGGATAAAAGACGTAATCGATATTGCAGTTACTACAAACGACAATGTAGAAGTAGGTAGTGTGGTGAAGTATGATAATGTTCTTTACAAAATAAGCAAGGCGATTCCTTTTGATTCGCATAAGTTGTTAATAGGAAATATATGGTCATCCAAGTCCTCGGACTCGATAAGTGCATAGCCGGATTCAAAGATGTGTCTAAAATAGACATGAAGCCTTTTATCCAGAGAGCAACTGCATTAGTACAGAGGACAGCAAAGGATATGTCTCCAGTTGATACTGGGTATCTTAAAAGGAGCATCCAAAGGAAGACTGGTAAAAGGGGAGGTGAGGTTGTTGGTGCCGTTAGTACAACGACTGAATATGCCATATACCAAGAATTTGGTACTAGTAGAATGGTGGCACAACCATTTATGTTCCCCGCGTTAGATAAGAATAGAAAAGAAATACAACAGGGTGCGAAGAAGTATGTAAATGCTAATTTGAAGAAGTTTGAGAAATAATGTACGAACCTAAAAAAGATATATATACAATTTTGAGTAATAGGGTCATTGATGATGCAACTGTCTACCAAACTAGACCAGAGGTTCTTAAAGAGTTTCCATGTATAACCTTCTCAATAGCAGAGAATACTCCAGAATACACGTTGGAAAAGGAAATAGGCTATCAGGAGATAGTCGTGGCAATTGATATATACGCAAAAACAAGTATAGAAAGTGGTTCGTTGTTAGCCACTTTGGTTGAGGATATGATAAGCGAGGGTTATAGAATGACTTTCTGCTCAGATATTCCCGATCCAGATGGGTATTCCCATATAACAACACGATTTAATTTAGTAGCTTAATAAAATGGCAGCAGAGAAAAGTCTAGGGACAACTCTAACCAAAACCAAGAGCGAGAGTGAAGAAGCAGATTTAGTTATTGCTAATCTGACCTCGATTGGTGAGATTGGTGTAGAGAGTTCTGAAATAGACGTAACCACACTAGATAGTGATTCTGGTTACAAAGAGTACATTGCTGGGTTCAAAGATGCCGGAGAAGTTGCACTAGCAGGAATCATTAAAAGTGAGGATGCTATGGAAGCAATGTTGACATTAGCTGAATCACAGTCTTTGGAAGAGTGGACTATTGAGACAGAGTCAGGAAGTACATGGGTATTTGACGGCTTTGTTAAGATGTTCAAAGAAGCAGAAGCTACTGTCGAGGGTGTGAGAGGGTTTACGGCATCCATTAGGATTTCCGGAGCTCCAGAATATACCGCAGTAGAAACGAGTGTGTAAGAATCGGGGCAGTTAGCCCTGCCCTTGTTCTTTCTTTTAATTTTAGTTTGAAAAGAAATGGATGGACTGAAATTTACTCCTCGGATCATAAATGAAATCGAGGTGGAAGCTAGGAAACCCGTTCAGGATGTACTGGCAGACTTTTCTTTAAGAACAATGGTTCTTTTTGTTAAAAAGGGATTGGCTTTAGATGAAGACAAAGCATTTGAAGCAATAGAAACATTCCTAGCTGGTGGAAAAGATACTGTTGAGCTGTATACTCTAATTATGGAGAAGTTACAGGAGGCAGGTTTTTTACCAAGACAGCTCAATCTGGGGAAAGTCAAAGCAGATATGAGCAAAGCAATCAGCGAGGGAGTGTAGAGTTCTTTGGAGATATATGGAGAGAGGGAGAACCTGTTGCAAGGATGGTAATAGGTCTAAGTCATGATGAATATTGGGATATGCTCCCGGTAGATTATCGTAAATACTTAGAACTGTACGAAAACAGGGAGAAGCAGAGATCTAGGGAAACAGATGCTTTGAATTGGATTCTTGGAAGATATATAGCATACGCTTTTAACGACCCAAAGAAATATCCAAAGAAGCCATACTTATATGAGGAGGAGAAAACACAACCAGGTAGGGTAATGACAAGCGAAGAAATGGACAGGAGAATAAGAGCTTGGAATAGAGCATTGGGTGGGAGTGTAAAATAATTATATAA